GTATGGGGATTATTGGCAGTATTAGACGGGTTAGCCATGCCGCCAAATATGAAATCGGGGTTTGCTCCAAGGTTGACACGGGTATCCAATGCGTAGAGATCCATTTCAGCCAACTCATCCAAAAACAACCGCATTCTGGCATTTTTTCTACCCCTTGTATTCTCCACAGAACGCTTTCCTTCTCCTCCACGGGGAAAAGCCAATGCTTTTATGGCATTGGTATAGTCTCGTTCAGAATCTTTGGTGTCTATTGACTCAAAAACAATCATCCTTCGGTACTCAACAAGGTTTCCAATGCTCGTATCTTTTCCAAATTTGGCCTGTAGATTACGCATTGCAATGCGATAAAGAGTACAAACCTTTCCCCATAATCTATCTTCAGAAGCATCAAGAGACGTAGATGCAACGTATGTTGATGTGCAATCTGGAGCGCAAAGCCAATCAATCACGATACAAGCCGCCACAGAAAAGGTTTTTCCGCTACTTGCACACCCCGCAATACCCCAATCGTTCTCATTGCAGAACAAATTTATGATGTCTAGGGCATAATTGTTGGGTATTCCCTGTGAATGGAGCAATACATCGTTACCATAAATCAACTGAAAGCAGTTGATCATGTGCTGTGCAGGGTTTTTTAGGGTTGTATTCTCCAATTTCAAACCCATTTTGATTCGCTCACGCCTTCCAAACTCACCACGGGTCAAGCGATAAGCAGTAAGCTCACGAATGAACTGTGGAACAGTCTCAAGAAAAGAAAGTCCGTAGGTTGTATCTGCTGGTGGGTCTAAAACCAATCCTTTGTATTCCATGAAGAATAAAAGTTTGACTTATTTTATAAATATGGGCAAGCATTTGGTTTCACATGAAGCTCAAAAACCCTAACGAGGCAATCCCTGGCGGTCTTTGGTATCAATACAGCGACGATAAAGGTAACACCTATCGTGTAAACGGAATGGATCTCACATTTGGTAGGCAATTCATTCAAAAGATTAAGTCCGACATGACTAATAAGAATGTTGCCATTCCCGATAATTTAGATTATTTAGTCGAGCAACAAATTTGTCAGCGTATTGCTGGTCAGTATTGTTGGCAAGAAGCTGGCGATGCGGTCGCAAACGTAATCCACAAATTTGCCAACCTCGGAGACAGGGTTGCTTCTAAATTTGGCATCAATGCCCAATTGGAAACACGGGCAAAGAATTGCCCATCCTGTCAGAAACGCCGTGAGGCATTAAACAAAGCAATCGGGTAATGGCTAAAACAAAAAAGATCGTTAATCGTGAAGGGGTCTCCTCATGGGGATTCAACACAATCAATTCTAATGGCGTTGCCCCTACAAGCAGGGTTCAAACTGCCAACGATGCTTTTACAATTTGCTGGAATCTTCGTTTGGATAATGCTGGTCGTGAGCGCAAATGGGGACGCATCTACAAATGTTATAAAGGTTTTCCTCCAACCGATTATAGCCAAGTAGCTTCCCGTCAACTTCAAGGAATGAGCAATGTGCCATTCCGTCAAATGAAGTTCATCGTGGATAATCAGAAGTCCAGCTTTGTGGACATGGTAATGGAGCGAAATACCGCCGCAAACATTACCACCAAAATTGGCAATCCAACCGAAAAAGGAATTTGGAGTAATCTTATCAGCGTTGGATTTGATAGAATGCTTCGCTCATGGTCATCGTATAACTACAACGTCGAACTAGATGTTGAAGAAATGACCCTTTATGGAAAGGGATTTGAGATTGCAGAGGATCGTGATGGATGGCCTACCAAAAGTTTCCATAACTCCAATGTTCTGATTCCAGATAAAACATACGCCGATCTCACGAACTTGGGTGAGATTTGCATCAAACGTAGCTACACCCCACTTGAGTTCTGGCTCAAGATTACGGGCGGGGAGGAAGATCCCCAAAAGGCAGAACAACACGCCACAGATATGGGGTGGAACTTCTGGGCTTGTGTTGATGCCTTGCGAATGTTCACAACCAATTACCGCAACACCTATACCAATACGGAATGGTTGCGAGACGTTGCCTCTGGCAACATGAATCTTTCCCGACTCTACACGCTTCGCATTGAGTTGTATGAACTTTACATTATGGAGTTCAATGGAAGCATTTCCAAGATGCTACTTCTCCAGAACTATGGAGGTCTTGTTCTTGGCTACAAAGAAAATGGTCGCAAGGATCTTACTGAAGAAGAGTATCGTGACCAAACTGGTTTCCTGTATTACAAGAAAGATTGGGTAGAAAAAGATGAAGATGGTTGGGCAGACATCATTGCTCCCATGACCGATTCTACTGGTTCTGGTATTTGGCATGAAATCCAAGGTCTTGCTGAAGCAGTTTTTATTCAATGTCGTGCTTATGACATCCACATGAATCGTTTCATGGATTCCGTTGATTGGAATACACGTCTCATGTTTAAGGGTGGTTCTGCTGAAGCTACCAAAAAACTCAAGCAAATGGAGTGGATGCCTTGGATGGTTCTTCCACAAGATGTTGAACCTCATCAAGTTTCCGTCAACATTCCTTTCCAAGAAATCCTTGCTGGAATCCAGTTCTATCAAGCCGACCTTTATAGAGGAATTGGTGCGTACAATATTGGCATGGCAAACAGGGGTGGAAAGGCTCGTACCAAGGGTGAAGCGCAACTGGATGCCGCTGAATCGGCAAAGCTTCAAGGTACTCAAATTCGTCGTTTCAACGACAACCAAACCCGATGGCTCAAGATGCTTTACAAACGCATGAGCAGAACCACAAAAGGTGGTTACGGATACAAGCTGAAGCAAAAGTTTATAGACTTCATGGAAGAGAATGGAGTTCCAGAAGAAGCATGGAAGTGGGAGAACATTGAAAACCTTGAGAGCAATATGCTTTCTGGTTCTGGAAGTCCTTCCTACAAGCTGATGGCGGCTCAACAGACTGTCTCGCTTACAGGAATGACCCCAATGAACGAGGGTCAAGCCAACGCTATTGCCGATGCAATTGCCGCACTCAATGGTCGTCAAAATGTCAATCGCTACATCAAACAGACTACGGTTGATATTCCTGACGAAAAGGGAATCATCTCAATGGAAAACATTGGCATGACTGATCCCAAGGGAAATCCTGCCAACTTCCAAGTGTATCCTGACCAAAATCATGTCGAGCATTTCAAGGCACACTTCCAAGATGCCGCAATGTCCATACAGGAAGCAGAAGCCGCCATGCAATCTAGCGGTGTCAATCAACAGACTCCTACCCGTGGTCAAGCCGCACAGCAAATTCCAGATGAAGCTGTGGAACTTATGCGAGACATCTATGCTTGCCTCATGCGATTCAAGGGGCCGCACATGGTTGCTCACCTCGGATTCATTCAGAAAGATACCACAAAGAAAGCATTGGCAAAAGGATTTGCACAGCAGATGCAACAGCTTCAACGTGGTGTTGATCAGCTTGGTAGCCAGCTTGCACAGATTGAGAAGTCTCGTCAGCAACAGCAAGGTCAGGGAGGGGATCAAGATCCTCACACCATCAAGCTACAGGCACTTGTTGCCAAGGAAGCTATCCAAACTGATAGCTTGCAAAAAAAAGAGAACATCAAACTTGCGGCTATGGCACAGAAAGCACAACTCCACAATTCAAATGCGATGGAGAGAGTTGCTACTGATCTTGCCACCAAGAGGGCAAAAGCCGCAAACGAGATTCAAATTCGTCGTGCGAAAGCCGCACATGATTCAACGATCATGCAGGATCAACATGAACAACAGCTTGATCAGCAACAACAGATGAATGCCCAAGACATGATGGCTCAACAACAAGCCATACAGGGGCAGGAAGCAGTAACACAAAGCAACCCGCAAATTGGACAACAGAATGGATAACCCAAACGTAACTAACCTCGCCGCCGCACTCATCAACGACAAAAGATATAGCGAACTCAAAACCGCAATCTACGAGGAATTAGTAAATAAAGATCATGCAACAGTAGTTGCAGTATTTAGAGCATTGCAGGATTATGCAAATGATGCTGAACAGAATACCTTTAATTCTGTTGAAACATCCATGAAATCCTCTGTAAAGTTAAACAATAAGAAACCAGATATTGATCCAGATTTGGATGAAACATTGTCTGAAGAAGAACTCTCACTCCGCAAGTAACCACAAAAACCAATAAATACTATGTCTGAAACTGCCATTGCCGAACCTGTACAAACACAAGCAACCATCAATGCTCAAGCCGCCCGTGAAGCGGATAAAGCCGCAAGGGAAGCCGCTGTTAAAAAAGCAGATTCATTTTTTAAGGCTGACATCAAGGAAGCCCCCAAGGGAAATCCTTCTGATCTTTTCAAAAAGATGGCAGAGAAGTTGAATCAAGATACTACGCAGTTCCAAGATCGTATTGATGCCGAGAAAGATTCCCTAAAAGTTGCGGAGAATAACCGACCAGAACTAGAAACCAAAGCGTCATTGATTGACGATGAAAAAAAGCCTGGTTTCATCAAGTCCCTCAAGCAAACCAATGAACAGCTTGCAAAGGAAGCCGCTGAACTCAAAGCCCGTGTAGAAAAGATTCCCGAATACGAAAAGGAAATTGAGGAGCTTCGTTCCAAAATGGATGACGGAGGAACAAAGAAAGAAATGGAGAAGATTCGTCAAGAACTTGAACAGGCTGTTAAAGAACGTCAAGAACGTGAAGAGGCTTTAATGGCTGATATTGAGAATCTTCGTCAAGCCAATGCACTTCTTAATCTTCCCGCTGATCCTAACTTTAAGCGTGATTACGATGCACCAATTCTCTCTGGATACAATCAAGTCAAAATGCTTGTTGGTGGAGATCAAAGCACACTTACCGAATTTTCAAAAGCTGTTGCCGCTTATGAGCAATCACTTACGTCACAAGATCAAAATGAAAGAATGCGACAAAGCGAGATTTCCAAACAGACTCTTAATTCCATATACGAGAATCTCTCTCCTATGGAACAGGCTAAATTCCAAAGCACAGCTTATGATGTTCTTGCTAAAATTGAAGCTAGGAATGAGGCATTGATCAATTGGCAGACCACAAAAGCACAGATTGATGAGGAAAAGAATCGTCGTGCTTCCATGACCAAAACACAAATCGGAAAGCGGTGGCAAGATGCATTTGCACAAGCCAAACAACAGCTTGATGATGCCATCAAATATCCAGAAGAAGTTTCCAAGATCATTGCTTCCCAAAAGATTGATGATGATACATCAGAGGATGAATTGATTGCTGAAGCCGCCCTGCGAGAGAACAGCAACTTCACTCCAGAACAGATTACCCGTGTGCTTCAGCAGGGTGCAAAATTTAAGAAATCCCGCGCATATACATTCGCACTTGAAAAACAAGTTAGCGAACTTAATGAAACCATTAAGAAGATGCGTGGTTCTGGAACTTCGGAGGGAAGCATTGGTTCATCTTCTTCTGGAAGAGCTACGGAATCAGAGGAACGCACACCAGCGGCTCTCTTTGCAAAATTTAGAAATAGATAATTTTATTGTTGACGGGCTATTACAAAACATCTAATAGTCCGTTGTCAGTATAACTCTGGATTGGTTGGTTTTGATTAGCCAACTGTTCTCGGTTGAAACGATGAGTGGGATAGCGACCCACATTAAATAACAAGCAGATCGTTAAACTGGAGAATAGTGGGGTGATCAAGCTAACCCGCGATGGTTGCCAGATCGCAAACCCTAAACACAATAAATGTGTTCCAAAAGGGAGCGATCCTTTTTGGGGCATTAAACAAACACTAAACCCAAAATACTATGGCCCAAAACGGCGTAACTTTTAGTTCGTGCCAAGACGTGGACACCCTGTTCCGCGAGGCAAGGACGTATTACAATCCCTTCTTCATCAAGAAGATGGCGATTAACTCCATCTATTATGGTCGTCTCGAAACCGAGACTTGGCCTCTCAATACCCTCCCGACCATGAAAGCATTCCGCTTCGGTCGCGGTTGGTACAACCCCGATCAGCCTTGGCAGGAAGTCCAGAGTGGTCGTTGCATCCAGAATGCTGATGATGTTCAGTTTGAGTTCATTGCTCACCCTGGTACGGAATCCTACAGCTTCAGCCTTTTCACCAAGGCGATGCGTACCGATTGGTATCAGCTTACCGACTTCATGTATCGTCTGTTCCCACAGGAAGAGATGGATCACATCATGGCTACCAACGTCAACATCACCAAGAACGTCCATGAGGAGTTCGCCCGTTCCAACTGGATCGGTGGTGCTGGACACAAGTGGGTTCCGATCAGCAATGGTCAGTCCCTCGT